TCCTGATCGCCCTAACCCCAATTGCACGATCTCAGAATGTTCCCCCGCTGTATGGGTTCCAGAGAACAAACTTTGTCTATTGTGTTTACACAGAGGTTAGTAGGAGATATACATGGTAACTTTAACTTCCCAAGCTCAAATCGTAGCTGAAAAACGGTACTTCCAGAAAAATGACACTGGAACTCCTATTGAAGATGCGGACGAGTTGTTTAGAAGGGTAGCTAATGCGATTGCAGTACCTGAGAAGAACTATGGGAAACTTGATGTAGAAATTAAAATGATATCTAATGAGTTCTTTCAGATGATGAGTGCCCTAGATTTCATCCCTAACTCTCCCACCCTAATGAATGCCGGTACTAACCAAGGTACTTTATCGGCTTGTTTCGTGCTACCTCTTGAAGATAGCATGGAAGGCATAATGAAAGCCGCTCATGATTCAGCCATGGTTCAAAAATTTGGCGGGGGGACTGGCTTTGCTTTATCTAAATTACGTCCACGGGGGGACAGGATAAAAACGACACATGGAGTTTCTTGCGGCCCGATAGAGGTTCTTAAAACCCTGTCCCGTGTTTCTTCTATGATTACCCAAGGCGGTAAACGTGATGGCGCAAACATGGCGGTTATGGATGTTCATCATCCGGACATCTTAGAGTTTATAGACTGCAAAAAGGTTGAGGGGGAAATCCACAACTTTAATATTTCTGTAGGTGTTTCAGATGACTTTATGAAATCTGTCGTAGCAGGGACACATTTCCCTTTAATCAACCCACGTAACAATACAATAGTGGGGGAGTTAGATGCGAGAGATGTTTTCAATAAAATAATAAACGGGGCATGGAGAAATGGGGAACCGGGCATGGTTTTCCTAGATACTATTAATAAAGATAATCATGTATCAGATCAATACGGGGACATGATTGCAACCAACCCGTGTGGTGAACAGCCCTTACTACCCAATGAATCTTGCAATCTAGGCTCTATTAACCTAGCCAACTTCGTTGAGGAGAAACCGGATACAGATAATTGGAAGGCAGGGATTAGCTGGAACCGATTAGGGGCGGTAGTAAAAAGTTCTACGAGATTTCTAGATAACGTAATTGATGCTAATCATTACGCAACTCGTGACATAGAAACCATGACTAAAAGTACCCGCAAAATAGGGTTGGGTATTATGGGTTTCGCTGATCTTTTAACTCAGTTACATATAGGATATCATACTAAACTTGGTCGAGAGGTTGGCGGAGAAATTATGGGGTTTATAAAAGATGTTGCAGATAGTGAATCTAAATCATTATCGGATGAACGAGGGGTGTTCCCGGCATGGGGCAAGAGTGATTACGCTTCCTCCAAAAAGCAGTTTAGAAATGCTTGCAGAATTACGGTTGCGCCTACAGGCACCATCTCTATGCTAGCTGATACATCAAGTGGGGTAGAACCTTTGTTTGCTTTAGCGTGGCGCAAGACAAATATCCTTGATGGAGAAACTTTATATTACGTAAATAAATATTTTGAAAAAGATGCAAAGAAACATGAGTTCTATTCGGATGAGTTAATGGAGCACATCTCTAATGGAGGGTCAATACAAGATAGACCTGATGTGCCGCAATGGGCTAAGGATGTATATGTTACATCAGATGAAATTTCCGCAGAAGCGCACGTACTTATGCAATCAGCTTTCCAAGAGTCTTGCGACTCCGGTATCTCCAAGACGATTAATTTTCCAAACAGTGCTACAGTAGAGGACGTATATTCTGCGTATATGGTTGCGTGGCAATCTAAATGTAAAGGTATCACAGTTTATCGTTCTGGAAGTAGAGGGAAAGAGGTTTTAATAAAAGCGGAAACACCTGAGTCGGGAGATGTTCTAGATATCACAACTTACGATTATTTAGGAAATTTAGTAAATGCACCCTTTCTGACTAAAGGTGAATCAGTACAATCGGATACCTGCTGCGGCTCCCCATTTATTGTAGAAGAAAGCGGTTGCTCATCTTGCAAAGCTTGCGGGTGGTCGAAATGTCATATATCATAGAAGAGTAGTATAATACTATATTGTAGTAAGGAGAAAAGTTATGCCTATAGGTGGACTGTTGCGTGATCGTGATTCTCAATATGTAGCTCATAGAGACGACTTGGGTACATGGAGGATATTAGATGCGTGGGATGATGAGTTAGGCGGATTTGAGCCTGACGCAGAAGTACCCGATGATCATGATGCTGTAACGATATTAAGTGAGGGAGCGTATCACGCACTGCTAAAGGAAGCTGGTAGGTTAGGAATTCTATCCGGGGCGGTTCACGCTGAAAACTTTAGTTTGCGTGACTATTGTGCAGAATTAGAGGAGAAGGTAGATCGGCTAGGAAAAGAAAATAAAGAACTTTTAGATACACCTGAACAGAGAAGGCCCCCAGATGAGTTATCTGAAAGTTATTTACTAAAGGAATCCGCGCTGCAAGCTATAATTAAATTGACGGCACTGGAAGAAGTGTCCGGTCTAACTAAAACCAAACAGTTAGAGGACTAACGTATGAAAATTCTGGATTACTTACCTGAAGCTCCATCCTTGGTAGGAAAGATGGATGACCTTAATGCGAAACTTGGAATGCAGAGTAGGCTAAATCTAAGTAAATCCGCTGGGGATACAGGTAAATCACCTACATTTGGTATTGATTACATTGTTAATCAGTATATTAAAAACCAAATTGGGTTCCGTAAACAACTTATTCAAGATTTGCAGACCATTGCTTTTTCGGTAGAGGAAATACGAGGCCCTATAGGGCATATTACGGGTGAGGTTTTTCGAAGAGGTTTAGAGTTCCAGCCTGTAACCGAAAACGCAGACGAAAAACAGTTAGTGACTCTAAAGAAAGTCCTGAAAGATTGTAACATCTTTGATCAAAGTTTAGAGGAAGTGCTTAGACAGTTCCATCTAGACTTAAATACAGTAGATGATGCGTTCATTTATTTAAACAAGGAATATTACGCTACTGAAAAAGGGGAACTTCGGTCAAGAATAATAGAAATTCGACGCTTAAACCCAGCTTTGGTAGAGTTCGATCTAAATGAAGAGGGGTTGCCCAAGAAGCAACATTTCTTATGCCCTGTTCATAGGGATTCAGGTCTGGGGCAAAACGCAGAATATGTAGAGCAAGCCAATACTGCGGCTACTGCAATGAAGCCGGGATGCTGCTCTGAGTCTGACTGTTCTGTCGATACTGTACCAGCGATGTATCGGTACTCTAATCGCAGTAAAATTTACTACCTACTTGATTCTGAAGTTATACACATATCTAAATTTTCCCCAACTGAAACATATGGGTGGTCGCCCATACTAACCATATTTGAAAAGGCTTTAACTCTCATAGGGATGGATAGAAACCTTTACAGGTACTTCTTTGAGCGTAAAATGCCTTCCGCTATGTTAATGGTATCTACAGATGATCCAGAAAGTTTACGTCGTGAAAGAGAAAACATCGCAGCCCAAACGAAAGCAGACCCCAACTATATTCCGATGGTTGCTGTATCTTCTAAAACGAATAGAGGTAGAGTAGACATGGTTAGGCTTTTCCATACTCTGCAAGAGATGGATTACCTTCCGGTGAAAGAAGAAATACGTGAACGAGTTGCCGCCTTGTGGGGTGTGTCCCCAGCATGGCAGGGAACCCCAGAGGCGTTTGGCGGGCTTTCTACTCAAACACAAGGTCTGCAAGTTATGAGTCGTGTGGTAGAAGCGGATCAACGGTTATTCCATGAAAAAGTATTCCCCTTAATATTAGAAGCTTACGGGGTTACGGATTGGACTTTATCTTTACCTCACCCAGAAGAAAAAGCGGAAGCCACAAGAATTAATTTTGCTAGCCAAAGAGTTCAAATTGCAAAGCAGTTGAACGACCTAGGGTTTGACCTTGTGCTAAAACAGCAAGATTCCGATATGGATGATGTAGACTTTATTGTATCTGGGGAACCAGTACCGTCTGCTCAGATTAGAGGCGAGACTGAGGTTCTTGCCTTAACTGCACAAGAGGAGCAGATGAAGCAACAGCAGATGCAGTTGATGCAACAGCAGATGGCTGCTGAAGAAGCGGGAGAAGGGGGAGGTGGAGAAGAAGAACCAGTTGAGCAATCTATGGATGTAGGTAAAGCTGAAGGGAAATACAAGGATAGAAACTTAGGTTGGAAAACTCCGGACGCTAACGATAAGATGCCATTAGATGAACGTGATTTAGATGAGTACGCTGAGGCGCGTGAGAGAAAAGGAGAGGATAGGTCATTTGGTTTAGTAAAAGGAGGTACATCAACTTGGATGGAAGGTCTTTACGATCTAGGTTATACGTCACCTCTAGTGAAAGAAATTACCTCAGACGGCAGTAAGTTGTGGTTCACGGACAACAACAGAAACCTCGTTGCATACTTAACGCCTTTCGGTGTTTCGAAAGTTGAACCTGCAACTTTCACAACGGCTCGCCCTCAACGAAAACGGGTTGAGCCATCTAACCAGTTACAGTCAAACGCTCCTTCCTCCTCCGGGGTAACGACTCTAACGGACATGGAGGAAGATGAATAATGTCTAACGAACTGGAGAAAGCAAGAGATGTTGGAGATGACCTTTCTCCCCGGGATATGGTCGGAAGACCGGATCAAACCCGCCGTCGTGACGGGAGTATTTTAAAGCCGAACCAAAGACATGAAGATGAAATTCATCCCGATTCTGATGAGGGACATTATTTAAAACCTGATGATTCCAATGAGTCAGCTAAACATTCATATATAGATAAGCAGGTAGATCGGGCCACTGGGACTGTGACTTATTTTTACGAAAACGGTGTACGGTCTATACATCACCCAGACATGACTAAAAATAGTCCGGGGTTCCATAAGCGGCAAGCTGCTAATCATACGCAACAAGCTAAAGTTAGTAGGCTGTTTGATGATAAAGCAGCCCTTAGTCATTTAACTGCGGCTCATGGGCATGACCTTGCTGCGGCTCATAAAGAAAGAGGCGTAAGAAGAGTACGGGAAGGTAGAGAGGGGCTGACAGATTGGGCTGAGCGTCTCAGTGGTGCAGGTAAAACCGTACCTGAATTAGACGAACTAGGTAGGATTAAAAATAAGCCCAAAGAAACTCCTGAGAGAGTTTCTCCAAGGCGTTCCGCAGATAGCGGGCCG